GGATTGCCCTCGACCTTGTATTTGCCGGCCGAGATCAGCGTCGGCTGGATGCCCTTGGTGACAAACGCCTGCGAGTAATCGAAGTGCGCCTGCCAGACGCCGATCGAGCCGACCTCGCCGCCCGGCGTGACGTAGAACTCCGACGCCGAGCATCCGATCCAGTACGCAGCACTCGCCGCCAGGCTGTTGGCAATCGCCACGACGGGCTTCTGCGCCCGGGCACTGGCGATCTCGTCGGCGAGTTCGGACACGCCATAGACACTGCCGCCCGGACTGTCGATATCGATCAGGATCTGGCTGACCGAGTCGTCCGCCAGCGCCTGGCGCAGAGCAGAGGCAAACTGCTGCGTGCTGACACTCCCCGGCCCGGAGACATCGTCGACCATGTTGCCGCGCTGGGTGACCACGCCGTACAAGGGCAGCACTGCGATCCCGCCGCTGGAAACTGCGGTGGCCGCCTGCCGGCGCGCTTCGCGCATGCTGCGATCTACCGCGATACCCGTGAGCACGTCCTCGCCAGCCGGGATGTCCTGCGACCAGCGCGCAAGCACTGCCGCGACCGCATTCAGCCGTTCGGGCATCAAGGCCCAGGGGGTCGCCAGAAACTCGGCGATCAGCAAGTGGTGGTTCATCGTGTCAGTTCCATCAGCCATTCGTCTATCGGCTCTGCCACTTCCTGCGTCGGCGGTTCATCTTGCTTGCCATCGCCCTCCAGATCCTCGGCCGTCCCTTCCTCGACCATGTTCAACGGCCGCAGCGGCTCATCCAGTCCGTCGAGCGGATTGAGGTTCTCGGCGATGCGCGCCTCGTTGCGGGTCAGCCAGCCGTTCTGGATGCCACTCTGGTAGTACGACGATCGGCTCGCGGCATCGCCGCGCATCAGGTTCGCAAAATCGAATTCGACTTCGAGGTCGTCGCCGTCGAGCAGCAACTCGGATTCGATGCTCGCTTCCCAGCGCTCGGTCCAGGGCGTCATCGTGTGCATCACGAATTCCAGGCTCTGCTGCTCGATGTTCGAGAAGGTTGCGCGATCCAGATCCGCGATCATGTGCGGCGGTACGCGAAACAGCCGCGCGATGTCGGTGATCTGAAACTTCCGGAGTTCGAGAAACTGCGCGTCCCGGTTGGTCACGCCCACCTCGTGGAACTTCATGCCGTTTTCCAGCACCAGCACCTTGCCGCGGTTGGCCCCGGACTGCGCCGCCTGGTAGGACTCCCGAAACACTTTCTTGGCCTCGCTGTCCTTGAACGACCCCGGAAACTCGATCCAGCCACCGGTGGGCTTGGCGTCGTTGGCGAAGAAGCGTGCACCGTAGTCCTGCGCGGCCAGTGCCATGCCCAGACTCTCGCGGGCCAGATCGATCGGGCTCATCCCCATCAGACCGTCCGACGACAGACCACGCAGATGCCAGATCTCGCCGCGCGGCAGTATGGCCTCTACCCCGAGGCGGTCGGTCACCCGATAGCGGTAGTCACCGGACGGCGTCAGTTCCATCCTGATCCGGTCCGGGTGGATCGGCATCAGCTCGACGATCTCGCCGCGGCGGTTGGCCACGATCCGGTTGTAGGCGTTGCCCCTGAGCGCCAGATGACCCTGCAACATCTCGCGCCACTCATACGGGTTCTGATAAGGATTCGGGCGCTTCGCCAGCACACGGTACAGCCAGTGATCCGTCACCCGATCCTTACCGCCATCGCTGCGTTGCCTGTAGAGCACGAACGGCAATGACGCCATCGTCTCGGCCAGGATGCGCACGCTGGCGTACACCGCCGCCAGGCGCATGGCGTTATCCGCCGACACCCGCATGCCGCTGGAGGTGCGCATCGTGACCGGCTCGAACCAGAAGTCACCCCCTGGCGAACGGTCGTCACTCGAGGCCATCCAGCGCGAGAGAAAGCTGAACATCCCCATCAGAGCATCACCAGTTCGTAGTCGGCACCAAGCACCACCTGCGTGCCGGGCGTGATCGCCCGCGACAGTGCCATGATCAGCGCGACGATGCCGTCGATCTTGTTCTCGGGACGTTCCTTGCGCGGATAGATGTTGTCCTTGGCGTCGAGATGCGCGACGACGTTGCTCACCATCCACCCCAGCACCGGGTCCCCGTCGTGGATCAGCCGGCACTGCAGGACCAGCGCTTCGAGCGTCTTCATCGGTTCCGAGAAGTTGAGCACCGTCGGTCTGACTTCGATCATCGGTAGGCCCTCAGCCAGCATCCGGGTCGACAACTGCGTCGCCTGGAAGGGGTCGAACGCCACCGCCTGGATGGCGAAGCGCGAGGCGAAGTCGATCAGGTCGGCCTCGATCCAGGAGAAATCAATCACGTTGCCCGGCGTCACCGTCAACCGTCCGCTGCCCATCCAGCCGGGGTACTGGCTGTTGCCGGTGGCGTGCACCGTGTCCTCGGGCAGGTAGTAGCGACCGAACACCGCAAAGCCGCCGTCAATTTCCAAGTGTGCGAAGACCAGCAGCAAGGCGGCGATGTCGGTCTTGCTCGCCAGATCGAGGCCGATCCAACACGGCTGACCGGCATAGGATTCGATATCGAGCCCTTGGTCGGCGCAGCGATCCCAGGAGCGCATGTCCATCCATGCCGTGTCCGCGTTGACCCACTCGTTCAGGTGCTTGGTCTTGAAGTTGTTGACCGCGCTCGGCATCTGCATGGCCTTGGCCTGCAGCGGCGCCAGCACTTCCGGACGCACCGAGATGCCCCAGTTGGGATTGGCCTTGATCAGAGACTCTTCGAGCGTCCAGTCGTCGCCGTCTTCGAGCCCATAGACGATGCCGAACTGGCTGTCGTCCGCGAGTACGCCGTCGAGCAGGCGGGTGAC